ATGCGCTTTCACTTCACCGTCTGCCAGGGATCGGGGAACGATTTTCCGCTGATCGATGCGCGCGCGATCGACCTGGACGATGCGACCTGGGCGGGCGTGGCGCGCGCGCTGGCGGATCGTGCGGGGCCGGTGGGCGGCGACGGACTGCTGCTGCTGACCGACGGCGATGCGCACCACGCCTTCGGGATGCGGATGTTCAATGCGGACGGATCGGAAGCAGAGACGTGCCTGAACGGGCTGCGCTGCGTGGCGCGCGCAGGCTTCGAGGCGCTGGGGATCGAGCGCGCCAGCGTGCGGCTCAAGACATCGACCGCCGAGGTGTCGCGCGACGCGGCGATCGCGCCCGGGGTGACGACGATCCGCGAGGTCGCGGGGCCGGCCGACCTCGATGTCGGGCGCTGGCTGGTGACGGGCGACAGCGAGAACGTCCAGCGGCCGATCCCCGGCCTGCCGAGCGCACGCGCCTTCACCGCGGTGGCGATGCCCAACCCGCACCTGATCGCCTTTGTCGACGAGATCGACGAGGACGAATTGAGCATGATCGGGCGCTTCGCCGAGACGGCGCCGCCGCTGCTGCCCGAGCGCGCCAATGTGAGCTTCGTCGAAATCCGGGGGGCCACCGCGATGTTCGTGCGCACCTTCGAGCGCGGCGTCGGGCTGACCGACAGTTGCGGGAGCGCGATGGCGGCATCGACCTTTGCCGCGTGCCTTTCCGGCCGGACCGACTTCGGGCGCGAACTGATCGTGCTCAACCGCGGCGGGCTGGTACGCGGGCAGGCCGAAGCCGACGGGATGGTGCGCCTTTCCGGCAATGCGACCTGGGACTGGACGGGATCGGCCGAGGTCGACGCGGCAACAGGGGTCGCGGGCGCGGTCGAGATCGAGCGGCATTATAACGACGAGATCGCGGCCTGGGCGGAGGTGGCGGATCGGGCGGCGGGGTGAGCGAGTGAAGAGTGGGCCGGGGCCGCGATGCCCCGGAAGGCGCGTTCTCACACAGGCTTGGCGATGATCCCTGCGCATACGTATTTTCATTCACCACCCCGGCGAAGGCCGGGGTCCAGCATCGGGCCGGCCGTAACTGGGCCCCGGCCTTCGCCGGGGCGGGGAGAAGGGGGTGATTCGGCGCTTACCTATCCGAAAGGGATAAACGCCAACGGGCTTTACCCCTCCACCACGCCCTGGGGGCGCGGCCCCTTCCCCGTTCCAGGGAGGTATGACGGCACATATAACCAAATGGGATAATATTGCTTGACATCGTCGCGCTGTTATGGCACATATAGCGAACACTGAGGAATTGCGAATCGGGCCGGGGCAACACGCGTTGCCGCCGGCCCGATGCGTTTCGGGAAGAAGTGAGGAAGAGCGTGGCGGATGCAACCAAGATTACCGGCAGCCGCAACCGGGCTGTCCAGATCCGGAACCGGCGCCGCGATGGCTTTACCGTGCAGGCGCGGCAGACGTTTCTCGATACGCTGGCCGCGACGTGCAACGTCACTGCATCCGCCCGGGCCACGGGCCTTAGGGTCGCGACTTTCTATTGGCAGCGCAAGCGCGATCCGGGGTTCGCGCTGGCCTGGCAGGAAGCCTTGACGATCGGATACGAGCGGCTCGAGGCCGCGCTGCTCCAATACGCCATCGCGCGGATAGGGACCGACCGCATCGACCCGACGGCGGCGGATGCCGCCGCGATCAGCGACAGCGTGGTGACCGCGCTGGAGAACCGGACAGTTTCGATCGCCGAACTGCAATTCGCGCTGGCGCTGCTCAACCGCCACGAGGCAGGCGCGCAAGGGCGCGCCGCTTTGCGCAAGGGCACCAAACGGGCGAGCGCCGCCGAAACCGATGCGGCGCTGACGCGCAAGCTCGACGCGTTGGCGCGGCAGATGGCGCAGCATGGCAGATGAAGCGCGCGGCGATCCCGTCCGCCGCCTGGCCGCGCTGCCGCCGCCCTGGCGCGACCGCGCGCTTGCCGACCTGACGCTGGAGCAGCAGCGCGAACTGGCCGCGCGCTGGCGGGCATGGGCGCATCCGGGGCAGATCGCGCCCGAAGGCGACTGGCGCGTGTGGTTGATCCGCGCCGGCCGCGGCTTCGGCAAGACGCGCGCGGGCGCCGAATGGGTGACCGGTTTCGCGCGCGCCAACAAGAAGGCGCGGATCGCGCTGGTGGGGGCAACCGCCGAGGATGTGCGCAGCGTGATGATCGAGGGGCCGAGCGGGCTGATCGCGGTGGCGGCGGACGACGAGCCGGTGACGTGGCGGACCTCGGCACACGAATTGCGCTTCGCCTCGGGCGCCAGGGCGTTCGTCTATTCGGCCGCCGCGCCGGAGAAATTGCGCGGCCCCGAACACCATCTCGCGTGGTGCGACGAACTGGCCAAATGGCGCTACGGCGACGCGGCGTGGGACAATCTGATGCTGGGAATGCGGCTGGGCGACGCCCCGCGCGTGCTGGTGACGACGACGCCGCGCCCGGTGCCGCTGTTGCGGCGAATCATGGCCGATCGCGCGACGGTGGAGACGCTGGGGCGCACGCAGGACAACCCGCATCTGCCCGCGAGCTTCGTCGCGGCGATGGAAGAGACCTACGGCGGCACGCGGCTGGGGCGGCAGGAGCTGGGCGGCGAACTGATCGACGATGTGGTGGGCGCGCTGTGGACGCGCGACCTGATCGAGCGGTGCCGGGTGGCGGCGACGCCCGAACTGGTGCGCGTGGTGGTGGGAGTCGACCCGCCGGCCGGGATCGGCGGCGATGCGTGCGGGATCGTCGCTTTGGGGCTGGGGCGCGACGGCCACGGCTATGTGATCGAGGATGCGAGCGTGGCGGGCGCGAGCCCTGAAGGCTGGGCGCAGGCGGTGGCGGCGTGCGCGGCGCGGCGCCGTGCCGACCGCGTGATCGCCGAGGCCAACCAGGGCGGATCGATGGTGATGTCGGTGCTGACCGCCGCCGATGCCGGGCTGCCGGTGCGGCTGGTGCATGCGAGCCGCGGCAAGGCGGCGCGCGCGGAGCCGATCGCGACGCTCTACGAAGCGGGCAAGATGCACCATGCGGACGCGTTCACCGCACTGGAGGACGAATTGTGCGGGCTGATCGCGGGCGGCGGCTACGAAGGGCCGGGCCGATCGCCCGACCGCGCCGATGCGCTGGTGTGGGCGGCGAGTGAGCTGATGCTCGGGCGGCGCGGGGCGGCGAGCGTCAGGGGATTATGATTTCCAATTGTATGGATTGCGCACCGCTATCAAATAAGGCATCCAGCCGCTGTCGATATTAAATCGATCGCTTAGAGGCCAAGCGAACCATGCGCTTGAAGCGAGTATGATGAGATTCGTCACGCGGCCATGGAAACCTAACGCTTCGTTGGGATTTGTAGTGGAAGGTGTAATGATGAATCTGATTGCCCATGACCGCTTAAAGGCGACGATCGCTCGGAAGAGGGAGACCAACGCCCTCAGACCGTATGTGGCGCAGTTTGCCTGCACCAATCAGTTCCGTCTTACGTCTAACTGCAAACCTGGGAAGGCCAGATTTGCAGGCTTTCTAAGCGTCCTTGACGCATTTGCCGCTCCTGACGTAATTTCCGAAAGTTGGCTTGTGTGCGCTAAGCCGAAGGATCTCAACAAGAGTCACTTCGAACAGGTTGGACACTACCTGCTTCGAGTGATGAACTCCCCCGAAGGCAAAGCGCTTGGCCGAATCGAAACCACCGAGAAAGACTCCTGAAGCTGACGACATCGCGGCGGTAGAAGCTGGAGACTTACCGCAACTCTATGTAAAAGATGACCAGGGAGAGTTTATCCCTGTTTCCTTGGAGCCGGTGGATTCACCTGACGAGCCCACATTGCCGGGTATTTTGTCTGAAAGTTATCAGCGCAGTTTCCATTCTGGACCCTTGCCATCTGTCGACGAATTTCGCGCATATGGCGAGGTGGTATCTGACGCCCCCGAACGCATTCTACGGATGGCCGAAAGAGATCAGGAAGCCAAGCATCGCATCATCGAGAAACAGATAATACAGAATTCGCGAGCGGTTTCCCAAGGGCAATGGATGGGTTTCACTGCCATGATCGTAGCTCTCGGCGGGGCAATTTATCTCGCCTCAACCGGCCATTCGGCAGTAGCAGCGCTTCTTGCAGGCCCATCTGTCTTAGTACCTATCATGCGTTTCTATTTCCATGGAAAACATGAAGCTGACCAAGACCGTGCCGCCTAAATAACAAACATACGCTCAAGCGGAGTTTCAGATGAAAATCTTCGGCTGGAAGTCAGCCGGGCGTGCAGAAGCGCGCCCGGCTTTGTCGCGTTCGGGAACCGCGCTCATCACTTTGGGCGACTGGCCGCGCAGTTACGAGGCGATGGTGCGCGAGGCCTATTGCGACAATGCGGTGGCGCAGCGCGCGGTGCGGATGGTGAGCGAGAGCGTCGCCGCCGCACCAGTGACCGCTTCCGAGCCCGCACTGGCGCGGCTGATCGCCGAGCGCAGCGGCGGGCAGCCATTGACCGAGACGATCGCGGCGCATCTGCTGCTCCACGGCAATGCCTATGTGCAGGTGCTGGTCGACGGCGCGGGCGGGATCGCCGAACTGTTCGCGCTGCGCCCCGAGCGCGTGTCGGTGGAGGCCGATGCCGGCGGCTGGCCGGCGGCATACCGGTATCGCGTCGGCGACCGGGTGACGCGGCTGACCGCCGACGCGCCGCGGCCCGAGGTGATCCACCTCAAGACCTTCCACCCCAGCGACGATCATTATGGACTCGGCTGCCTGGGCGCGGCGGCGGGGGCGGTGGCGATCCACAACGCCGCCACGCGCTGGGCCAAGGCATTGCTCGACAATGCGGCGCGGCCTTCGGGGGCGCTGGTTTATGATCCGGGTGACGGATCGAGCCTGTCGGCGGACCAATTCAAGCGGCTGCGCGAGGAGATGGAGGCGGGGTTCGCCGGCGCGGGCAATGCCGGGCGCCCGATGCTGCTCGAAGGCGGACTCAAGTGGCAGGCGCTGTCGCTGAGCCCGGCCGACATGGATTTCGCGGGGACCAAGGCGGCGGCGGCGCGCGAGATCGCGCTCGCCTTCGGGGTGCCGCCGATGCTGCTCGGGCTGCCGGGCGACAACACCTATGCCAATTACAAGGAAGCCAATCGCGCTTTGTGGCGGCTGGCGGTGCTGCCGCTGGCGCAGACGATTCTGGGCGGGATCGCCGAGGCGCTGGGGGGGTGGTTCGCCGGCGCGGCGCTGGCGGTCGATCTCGATTCGGTGCCGGCACTGTCCGAGGATCGCGAACGATTGTGGGCGCGGGTGTCGGCGGCGGACTTTCTCACGCCTGACGAAAAGCGGGCGATGCTGGGGATCGATCGATGAACGAGGGCAAGGTGCTCGCGCAATTGCTGGCGCAGGCCGAGGGCGCGCGCGGCGACCTGGCGACGCTGAGCGCGATCGTTGAGGAAGCGGGCGAATTGGGCGCGATGCGCGCGCTCGCGCGGCTCGGGCTGGGCGACGACAATGCGCCGGGCGATGTCGCCGAACTGCGCGAGCTGCTGAGCGCGTGGCGCGATGCCAAGCGATCGGCGTGGAAGGCGCTGGTGGGGTGGTTGGTGCGGCTGGCGAGCGTGCTCATCCTCGCCGGGCTGGCGGTAAAGCTGGGGTTTTGGGACTGGATCAAGTGATCCGGTTCGCGGGCTATGCGGCGGTGTTCGACCGGGTCGATCGCGGCGGCGACGTGGTGCGCGCAGGCGCGTTCGGGGTGCTGCCCGAGGCGGTGCCGCTGCTGTGGCAGCATCATGGCGCGCCGGTGGGGGTGATCGAGCGGATCGGCGCGGATGCGCGGGGACTGCGCGTGATCGGGCGGGTGACGCAGCCGCGGCTCGCCGCGCTGGTCAAGGCCGGCGCGGTGGGCGGGCTGTCGTTCGGCTATCGCGTCAAGGCGGCGCGGACCGGGCGCGTGCGCGAATTGCACGCGCTCGAGCTGATCGAGGTGAGCCTTGTCGCGCAGCCGATGCAGCCGCTGGCGCGGGTGCACGCGGTTCAGGACTGAACAATGAGATCGAGGACGGAGCGCGTGCGGCGCTTCCCCTCCACCATCGCGTCGCGATGGTCCCCCTCCCCGAGCAAGCTCGGGGAGGATTTCAAGCATGGGAGAATAGCATGATCGAGACCAAGGCGGACGCGCTCGAGGCGAGCTTCGAGGGCGTGACGATGGCCGTGCCGGTGACGCGGCCGGTGCTGAGCGGGGCACGCGAGCCTTCGGGTGCGGCGTTCGAGGGGTTCCTGCGATCGGGCGCGAGCGTGGAGATGAAATCCTTCTCCGGCGCGAGCAGCGACAGCGGCGGCTATGCGATCCCCAAAGAGATCGACGCGGCGATCGACGCGACGCTCAAGGCGGTGTCGCCGATCCGCGCCATCGCCAATGTCGTCAAGGTCGGCTCGGCCGGGTATCGCAAGCTGGTGACGACCGGGGGCACGCCCTCGGGCTGGGCGAGCGAGACCGGCAGCCGCGCCGAGACCGGAACGCCGGACTTCGTCGAGATCACGCCGCCGATGGGCGACCTCTACGCCAATCCGAGCGCGAGCCAGGCGATGCTCGACGATGCGCTGTTCGATGTCGAGGACTGGCTGGCGAGCGAGATCGCGCGTGAGTTCGCGGCCGCCGAGGGTAGCGCGTTCGTGAGCGGCACCGGGACCAACCAGCCCAAGGGCTTCCTCGCCGCGCCGACCGGGACCGCGGGCGATGCGACGCGGAGCTTCGGGACGCTGCAATATCTCGCGAGCGGGGCGGCGGGCGATTTCGGCGCCAAGCCCGACGAACGGCTGATCGACCTCGTCCAGAGCTTGCGCAGCCCGTATCGGCAGGGTGCGGTGTTCGTGATGAATTCGGCGACCGCCGCGCGAATCCGCAAGTTCAAGACCGCCGACGGGGCGTTCCTGTGGCAGCCGGGGCTCGCGGCGGGGCAGCCGGCGACGCTGCTCGGCTATCCGGTGATCGAGGCCGAGGACATGCCGGATATCGCCGCGAACAGCCTGTCGGTCGCGTTCGGCAACTTCAAGGCGGGCTATCTGATCGCCGAGCGGCAGGAGACGCAGATCCTGCGCGATCCGTACAGCAACAAGCCGTTCGTCAATTTCTATGCGACCAAGCGCATCGGCGGCTGCGTGTCGAACAGCGAGGCGATCAAATTGCTGAAGTTCGCGGCGTCCTGAGGACGCTGCGCTGAGCTGCGGCACCGGCCCACTTCCGTGGGGGAGTGGGCCGGTGCGGTGATCAAAAACACCCCTCCACCATCGCTGCGCGATGGTCCCCCTCCTCGTTTCGGGGAGGTATTCCGGTGGAGAGATTCATGACCGATTCCTTTTCGAACAGCGCCGACAGCGTGTCGGCGCCGGCGGCACGTGCGATGGCGGTGACGCCGCATGACGACAATGCGCTGAACGACGTGCCCAAGGCGCTGTATGTCGGCACCGGGGGCACGATCGCGATGCGCGGGACGGGCGCCGCCGATACGGTGTGGAAGAATGTGCCAAGCGGCACCGTGCTGCCGTTCCGCGCGCGCTATGTGCGGGCCACCGGCACGACCGCGGCCGACATCCTGGCGCTGTACTGATGATCGCGATCGGCTTCGGCCCGTCGTTGGCGAGAAGCGGCGCGCCGCGCGCGGGCTTCGATTTCACGACCGGCGCGCTGCCGGCAGGCGCGAGCCTGGCGCGCGCCTCGATCGGCAGCCGGTTCGATGCGAGCGGGGTGCTGCGAATCGAGAGCAGCAACGTCGCGCGCTTCGATCACGATCCGGCAAGCTCGATCTTGCGCGGCCTCCTGATCGAACCGGAGCAGACCAATGAAGTGCTGATGAGCGAAGATATCGGCGACGCGAGCTGGACGAAGCTCCAAAGCCCGGAAATATCGCGCAACGTCGCCGACGCGCCGACCGGCGTGCCGACGGGGGATACGCTGCGCGATACGAACATCGGCCAATATTCAGGCGTCTCGCAGACCTTCGCCACGATAGCGGCCAGAACCGTCTCGCTGTTCGTCAGGAAGGACACGAGCGGAAGGGCAATACGCTTCACCGTCTTGCGGGGCGGCCCGCCGCTTTCCGACCTGGCGCTCGATACGGCGACCGGCGACGTCAAGCTGTCCGGGCCGGGATCCGTCAGCGGCGCGGCCCATGATTGCGGCGCCTTCTGGCGGCTGGTGCTGGTGAACAATACCGCATACGACAGCCTCGTCATTTTCCCTGCTGCCGGCGCGAGCGCATCGTGGACTTACTCGGCGGGCGCGACGGGATCCGCCGTCATCTGGGGAGTGCAGGCCGAACGGGGCGCGCACGCGTCGAGCTACATCCCTACCGACACCATGACGGCAACGCGCGCCGCCGATGTGCTGACGCTCGACTGGGGCCGATTCGCCGTCCCCGACGGGCCGCTGCCGCTGCGCTATCTGTTCGATGACGGATCATCGCAGGACGGCATGGCGACCGTGACCGGCGGACTTGCCACGGTGCCGACAACGCTCGCGCGGCCGTGGCTTCGGCGCGTCGAACGCCGCTGAGCCTTTTCAACTGGGGAGAATGCGATGACCATCGCAGCGAACGGACCGGGCGACGTGACGCTCGGCGCCGAAGACCGGACAGCGGCCGTCGCCGACATGAAGGCGCTGCTGCGGATCGCGACCGGCGACGAAGACGCGCTGATCGCGGCGTTCATCGAGACTGCGCTCGCGCTCGCCGAACGCTTCACCGGCCGGGTGACGATCGCGCGGACGATGACCGAGACGGTGCCGGCGACGCCCGCGTGGCAGGCGCTCGGCGCGATGCCGGTGGCGAGCATCGCCAGTGTGGCGGACGCCGACGGCACGCCGCTGGCGGCGGATGCCTACCGGATCGACATCGATGCCGACGCGCGCGGCTGGGTGCGGGTGCTCGATGCCGGGGGCGATACGCTGGCGCATGTGACGCTGAGCGCGGGCATGGCCACCGACTGGGCGAGCCTGCCCGCGCCGATGCGGCAAGGCGCGATCCTGCTCGCCGCGCATCTGTTCGTCGAGCGCGACGCGGTGACGCCGCCGCCCGCCGCGGTGACCGCGCTGTGGCGGCCGTTCCGCGTCATGCGGCTCGATGCGGCGGCACGGCTGTGATCGCCGGGCTGCGCGCGCGGGCGGCGACAATCGGGGACCAGGCGGCGACCGGCGCGCGCGATCGGATCGCGGCGCGGATCGCCGACGACGTGCCGGGGGTCACCGCGGCGATCGACGACGACCGGATCGTGGTGACCGGGCGCGGGCTGCGGGCGCGGTTGCTCAGCGAGCCGGCGTTGCGCTGGATCGGGAGTTTCGGGCGATGAGTGCGGAAAGCGTGCTGCACGCGGCGCTGGTGGCGGCATTGCGCGCGGCGGACGATCTCGACGGGGCGATCAACGGCGTGTTCGAGGGGCCGCCGGTGCAGGCGACCCCGCCCTTTGCCGAGGTGCAGCCGATGATCGCGGTCGACTGGAGCATGAAGGATCGCGCCGGGCGTGAGCTGCGCCCCGCGGTGATCATGCGCGACGCGGGCGAGACGCCGGCGCGGCTGCATGCGCTGGCCGAGGCGGTGGTCGCGACGGTGACGGCGCTGCCGCGCGACCTCGACGGGTGGCGGATCGCGAGCAACGTCTTCGTGCGATCACGGATGCTGCGCGAGGCAGCCGGCCGCTGGGCGGTGGCGATCGAGTTTCGGGTGCGGATGATGGAAGTGTGATGTGATCCGCTGACGCGGGGTAGCGGCACCGGCCCGCTCCCCCACCCGACCACCCACGAGAGTATCCTGATGGGTGGTCGGGTGGGGGAGCGGGCCGGTGCCGCCTACAATCAAAGGAGAACATATCATGGCGGCGGAGAAGGGTAGCGCGTTTTTGCTCAAGGTCGGCGATGGCGGGTCGCCGGTGGGCTATGCGACGGTGGCGGGGCTGCGCACGACACAGCTTTCGATCAACGGCGAGATGGTGGCGATCACCTCCAAGGATTCGGGCGGATGGCGCGATCTGCTGTCGGGCGCGGGGGTGCGATCGGTGAGCGTGTCCGGGGCCGGGGTGTTCACTGGATCGGCCGCCGAGGCGCGGCTCAAGACCAACGCGCTGTCGGGCGTGCTCGACGATTACCGGCTGAGCTTCGAGAGCGGTGACAGCCTGACCGGGCGCTTCCTGGTGACGAGGCTCGATTATGCGGGCGATTACAATGGCGAGCGCAGCTACACGCTGAGCCTCGAAAGCTCGGGCGCGGTGACGGCGGCGTGAGCGGCGCCAATCCGGCGCGCGGCGAAGCCTCGATCAAGATCGCCGGCGAGACGCTGGTGCTGCGGCCGAGCTTCGCGGCGCTGGTGGCGGCGGAACAGGAGACGGGGCCGCTGTTCGATGTCGTGGCGCGGGCGGCCGAGGGGCGGCTCGCACTGGGCGAGATGGTGGCGCTGTTCTGGCACTGCCTTGCCGCGCCGCCCGAAGGGATGACGCGCGCGCGATTCGGCGAGGCGGTGGTCGCAGGCGGGCTGGTGAACGCGACGCCGGCGCTGAAAATGCTCGTCGGGCAGATTTTGGCGGGGCGGTGAGAAAGCCCCTCCACCATGCCGCGCATGGTCCCCCTCCCCGAGACAAGCTCGGGGAGGAATTTGCGGCAACCGCCGCGCGGCTCGCGGGGGTGGCGGGGGCGGTGCTGGGGTGGACGCCGGATGCGTTCTGGCGGGCGACCCCGGCGGAGCTGGAGGCGGTGGTGCGGGCGCTGTGCGGCGACGCGAGCGACCCCGCGCCGCCCGATCGCGCGACGATCGCGCGGCTGATGGAGGCATTTCCCGATGGATGAGGAAATCGAGAGCCTGGTGGTGCGCGTGCGCGCCGATACCGCCGGGTTCGCGCACGATGTCGATACGATGCGCAGCAGCCTGGACGGGCCGCTCGCCGACAGCGCCGAACGGGCCGGGCGGGGAATCGAGAACGCGCTGGTGCGCGCGGTGCGCACCGGCAAGCTGGGGTTCGAGGATCTGGGGCGCACCGCGATGAACGTGCTGTCGCAGATCGCGGCGAGCGCGGTGCGCGGCGGGATCGACAGCATCGTCAGCGGCGGCGGGGGGCTGGGCGCGGCGCTGGCGGGGCTGATCGGCGCGCCGGGCCGCGCGACGGGCGGGCCGGTGTCACCGGGGCGGGCTTACAGGGTAGGCGAACGTGGCCCCGAACTGTTCGTGCCGACGACGAGCGGCCGGGTGGTCGCGGCGGGCCAGCCGGGCGGGCGCGAGGTGCGCGTGGCGATCACGATCAATGCGCCTCGGGGCGAAAGCGGCCCCGCGTTGCAGCAATCGAGCCGGCAGGTGGCGCGCGCGGTGCGCGCGGCGATCGAGCAGGTGTGACCATCGTGCCTTCCTTCAAGGAAGGGTCGGGGAGCAGCGGCCAGGAGTGGAGAAAGCGCGAACCGAGCATCGAGCCCGGTTCGCGCTGCCCCACCCCCTGCCCCTCCCCTGAAGGGGAGGGGTTTTCCGATTATGGGCTATTGGCTCACACAGGCGCGGACGGTGCAGGCCGATAGTGTGATCTCGCGCTTCGACCCGCGGTTCTGGACGGTCAATTTCCCGCGACCGATGATGGCGAGCGTCGTCACCACCGCGCCCGACGCGCTGCGCGTCGATGCCGTCTTCTATCGCAAGAGCGACCTCGCCGGGCTGATCTGGGAAGCCGAGGACAATATCGACCACCCGTTGCTCGCCTATGAGACGGCGCGCGACTTTCGCGACTGCGTGCTCTCGTTCCGCTGGCGATCGGACGGGGTGCGCACGCTCGATGCGATCGACGGGCCGACGCTGACGATCGAGGGGCGCGATGCCGACGGGGCGCCGCGCGCCTGGTATGTGCGGCTATGGAACTACGCGATCGGGACGGCCCGCGACGCGCAGGTGACGCTCGATTTCGCTCACCTGGTGGGCGGGTTCGCGCTTCCGCAAGAGGCCGATCCGGTGTGGGCGGGCGATATCGACCGGATGTTCATCTCGCTGGTGGCGCCGGGCTATACCGAGGGGGACGACGGCCTGCTCGCCGATCCCGCCGAGGGCTGGTGCGAGCTGAGCGGGATCGCTTGTGCCGGGGCGGGCGCGGTGCTGGCGATCGGCGACGCGATCGTGCCCGAGCACGCCATGAGGATCGCGAGCGGTTATGACGACAGCTATCACCTGACGCCCGCGCGGCTGCTGCGGAACGCCTTCCAGCTCGGCTATCGCGGGCTGATCGACCATTATGTCGGCATGAGCCACTATTTCCGGCTCCAGGCAAACGGGCCGGACCTGTATGTGAGCCTGACCGGTGGCGCGCTGAATGCCGCATGCGCGGCGTGGCATCGCGATTTTTCGCGCCGGGCGCGGGCGCTGGGATACGACGTGATCTGGTCGCTGTCGTACGAGCTGTTCGACCAATATTGCTGGAACGACTGGAAGCAGCGCGCGTGGGACGGGAGCCCGGCGCTGACCGGGTGGGAGCCGCCCTCGACCTTGCTGTCACCGGCGCATACCGGGGCGATGGCGTATCTGCGAGCGGTCGCGGTGGCGTTCATCGCGCTGGCGCGCGAGAGCGGGATGCCGGCGAAGTTCCAGGTCGGCGAGCCGTGGTGGTGGGTGACGGCCGACGGGCGGCCGTGCCTCTACGACGATGCCGCCAAGGCGGCGTTCGGGGACGATCCGGTGGAGATCGCGAGCGTGCGCGGGACGCTCGACGACGATCAGACGGCGTTGCTCGACACGGCGGGGGCGTTGCTCGCGCAATCGACCGCGGCGCTGATCGACGCGCTGGTGGCGGCGTTCACTTATGTCGAGACCTATCTGCTGGCCTATCTGCCGAGCGTGCTCGATCCCGCGGCGCCCGAGATCCGACGCGCTAATTTGCCGACCGGCTGGGCAGCGCCGGCGTTCGACGTGCTCCAGCTCGAGGATTACGACTGGGTGACGCGCGGCAATAGCGGCGCAAGTGCGGCGGCGCGGGCGGCGGCGACCGCGCGGCTCGGCTATCCCGAGGCCGAGCAGCATTATCTGTCGGGCTTCGTGCTCAACCCCGAGGATGCGGATCAATGGCGCGCGATCGAGGCGGCGGCGGATGCCGCGCGCGGGCGCGTCGCCGAGACCTTCGTCTGGGCGCTGCCGCAGGTGATGCGCGACGGATTCACCCATTTCGACGAGGAGACCGAGGTGCAGGCATTCGATGACATACTGTTCCCGCTGGCGCTGGGCCGCGAGGCCGAGGTGGCGCCGGGCTTTTCCACCGCGATCGTGACCAGCGCGGGCGGGCACGAACGGCGCAACGCGAGCTGGGCCGAGGCGCGGACCCGCTACGATGTCGGGCCGGGGGTGCGATCGGAGGCGGATATCGCGACCCTGCTCGCCTTCTTTCGCGCGCGGATGGGATCGGCACGCGGATTTCGGCTGCGCGATCCGTTCGACGGCAATTCGGGCGCGGGCAGCGCGATCGACCAGCAGATCGGCATCGGCGACGGCGCGGCGACACGGTTCGCGATCGTCAAGCATTACGGCGCGCATCAGCGGCGGATCACGCGGCCGGTGGCTGGCAGCGTGCGCGTGGCGGTGGATGGCGATGAGACCACGGCATTCACGATCGAACGGGGCGGGTGGATCGCACTCGATGCGCCACCGGCCACGGGGGCGGCGGTGACGGCGGGGTTCGCCTTCGACGTGCCGGTGCGGTTCGCCGAGGATCAGTTGAGCGTGACGCGCGCGACCTTCCTGGCGGGCGCGGCGCCCTCGGTGCCGCTGATCGAACTGCGCGAGGATTGAGATGACGACCTTTCTCGACGGCGACCTGACGACGATCGCCTTGTGCTGGCGGCTCGAACGGCGCGACGGCGTGACGATCGGGCTGACGACGCACGACCGCGACCTGATGATCGGCGGATTGCTCCACCGCGCCGCGCCGGGGATGACCCCTTCCGCGATCGAACGCAGCGAGGGGCTCGACCCCGACACGATGGACGTGGCGGGCGCGCTCACCAGCGGGGCGATCGGCGAAGACGATCTGATCGCGGGGCGCTGGGACGGCGCGCGGGTGGCGTTGTTCGCGGTCGACTGGACCGACCCGGCCGCGAGCGTGGCGCTGGGCGAGGGCACGATCGGCGCGGTCGAGACCAGAGACGGCGGGTTCACGGCGGAACTGCGCGGTGCGGCGGCGGCGCTCGACCGGCCGGTGGTGGAGGCGACCTCGCCCGAATGCCGCGCCGAACTGGGCGACCAGCGTTGCCGGATCGCGATGGCCGGGCGGCGACGGATGGCGCGCATCGTCTCCGGCGACGATACGACGATCGTCATCGATAGCGCCGAACCGGTGGCCAACGCCTATGGCAACGGCCTGCTGCGCTGGCTGGGTGGGACCAACGGCGGATGCGAGAGCGCAATCGCGGTGTCGGCGGGCGTCACGCTGACGCTGACCGCGCCACCGCCCTTCGTGGCCGACGCGGGGACAATGATCGAGCTGATCGAGGGCTGCGACAAGAGCTTCGCGACGTGCCGACACCGGTTCGACAACGTCTCCAACTTTCGCGGCGAGCCCTTCCTGCCCGGGATCGACCTGCTGACACGGTATCCCGGCGGATGACCGGGCTTTCGATCCGGGTGCCGCACACAAGGAGCGACCGCGTCGTGGCGGCGGCGCTGGCGCTGGTCGGCGTGCGGTTTCGGCCGCACGGGCGCGATCCGCGCTTCGGGCTCGATTGCGTGGGGCTGGCGGGGTACGCGCTCAGGGCCGGCGGCTATCGGGGGCCGGTGCCCGACGATTACGGACTGCGGCACGGCGATGCGGCGCGCGCGCGGGCCATCATCGACGCGCTCGATGTGATCGATGGCATCGGCGGCCCCGGCGAAATGCTGCTGTGCGTGAGCGCGCCGGGACAATTGCATCTGGCGATCTCGATTCCCGGCGGGCTGGTTCATGCCGACGCGCTGCTGCGGCGCGTGGTGGCACGACCGGGCACGGCGCCCTGGCCGGTGCTGGGGCGCTGGCGACTGGAGGAGGAATAATGGCGACTCTGGTGCTGACCGCGGTCGGGACGGCGATCGGCGGGCCGATCGGCGGTGCGCTGGGCGGGCTGCTGGGGCAGGCGATCGATCGCGACGTGCTGTTCAAGCCCAAGGGGCGGCGGGGGCCGCGGCTGACCGAACTGGCGGTGCAAACGTCGAGCTATGGCAGCCCGATCCCACGCCTCTACGGCACGATGCGGGTCGCGGGATCGGTGATCTGGTCCACCGATTTCGTCGAAACCGAACAGGAAGGCGGCGGCGGCAAGGGCAAACCGTCGCAGACCAGCTACAGCTATTCGGTGTCGTTCGCGGTGCTGTTGTCGGCGCGGCGTATCGGCGGCGTCCGGCGGATCTGGGCCGACGGCAAGCTGCTGCGCGGGGCGGCGGGCGACTTCAAGACGCCGACCGCCTTCCGCCTGCACCCGGGCAGCGAGGACCAGACGCCCGATCCCGGCATGGCCGCCGCGATCGGATTCGGCGCCACGCCCGCGCATCGCGGCGCGGCCTATGCGGTGTTCGAGCAGTTCGAGCTTGCCGAATACGGCAACCGCATCCCGTCGCTGACCTTCGAGATCGTCGCCGACGATGCCCCGGTAAGCGCAGGCGCGATCGCCGCCGATCTTTCGGGCGGCATCGTCGACGGTGCGGGCGCCACCCAGATGCTCGGCGGCTTTTCGGCATATGGCGACAGCGTGCGCGGGGTGCTGGAGACGCTGGCGGTGGCGAGCGGCGGCTGGTTCGCTCCTGCCGGCGCGCGTATCCGCTTCACCGCCGACGGCGCACCTGTCCGCACGATCGAGGATCGCGGCGACGGCGCCGGCACCCGCGGCGGCACGAGGGCCGTCCGCACGATCGCGCCGATCGATACCGTGCCGCAATCGATCACGCTGGCGCATTACGATCCCCAGCGCGATTACCAGACCGGCTTGCAGCGCGTGCGGCGCCCCGGCGCGGGCGTGCGCGAGGAGCGGATCGAGATGCCTGCGGTGCTATCGGCATCGGCCGCCAAGACGATGGCGGCAGCGACGCTGTCGCGCGCGGCGACGGCGCGCAGCCGGCGGGCGCTTGCGATCGGCTGGGATGCCGCCGATCTTGCGCCCGGCGACGTCGTGGCGCTGGCCGACGCGCCCGGACGCTGGCGGATTGCCGGGTGGCGGCTCGAAAGCTTCGTGCTGACGCTCGATCTGGTGCGCCTCGCCAGCGCGCCGATCGTCGCCAGCGCCGATTCGGGCACCGGCCTCACCGCCCCCGATCTGCCCAACGGCCCGACGATCGTCCACGCCTTCGAATTGCCCGCGCTCGGCGACGCCGTGCTCGCAGGCCCGCGCGTGCTGATCGCGGCGGGAAGCGCCGCGCCGGGATGGCGCGGCGCGGCGTTGCGGTACAGCATCGACGGCGGCGCGCAGTGGGCATCGGCGGGCAACGCCCGCGTGCCGGCGACGATCGGCGTGGTAGCGGTGCCGCCCGGCGTGGCGCCGGCGACGCTGGCCGATCGACACCACGCGATCGAGGTGATTCTCGCCAGTGCGGAAGCGACGCTGGGCAACGCCGGGGACGTGCTTCTCGATGGCGGCACCAATCTGGCGCTGGTCGGCGACGAATTGCTCCAGTTCGGCCGCGCCGAGCAGATCGATGCGACGCGCTGGCGGCTCTCGCGGCTGTGGCGCGGCCGGCGCGGCACCGAGGCCGCGATCGGCACCCAGGCAGCGGGCGACCGGTTCGTACTGCTGACGCCGGGAACGATCGTCGCGATCGATGTGCCGCTTGCAGCACTCGGTGCGACGGTGCGCGTGCTTGCCTCGGGCGCGGGGGATACCGAGATGCCCGCCGATGCCGAGGCGCCGCTGACCGGAGCGTCGGTGCTGCCGCCGTCACCCGTCCACCTGCGCACCGACACCTTGCCCGACGGCGATCTGCGGCTGCGATGGATTCGCCGGAGCCGCGCGGGCTGGCGCTGGCTCGACGGTGTTGATGTGCCGCTGGCCGAAGAGCGTGAGGCGTATCGACTGACGCTGGCAGGAACCCCCGACACCGTTATCGACGCCACCACCGCCGAGATCGTGCTGTCGGCGGGCGAGCGCCCCCACGGCGCGACGCCGGCGGCGCTGGTCCAGGTCGGCACCCACGGCCTGTCGCCGAGCGCCCCGGTGATCTTACCCGCGTTCGAGGAGGAATGACGATGAGCGACGAAACCAGCGCGCGCCTGGCGCTGCCCTTGCTGAACCCCGGCCAGGCCCAGAAGGAAATGACGCACAATGAGGCACTGACGCTGCTCGACCTGACACTCGGCGCGTTCGTGCGCGATATCGGGGTGGACGATCCGCCCGCCGCGCCCGCGATCGGCGATTGCTGGATCATCGGCGCGGCGCCCGTGGGCGCCTGGGCCGGCCAGCCGCACGCGATCGCCGGATGGACCGCGGGCGGATGGCGCTTCATGGCGCCGGTCGACGGGCTCTGCGCCTGGGTCGATGCAGCGGGCGTGCCGGCTCGTTTCCTGTCCGGCGCCTGGCAGATCGGCGAGGTCGCAGCGACGCGCATCATGATCGACGGCGTCCAGGTGCTGGGCGCGCAAGGTGCCGCCATCGCGGCACCTGCGAATGGCACGACGATCGATGCCGAGTGCCGCGCCGCGCTGAACGCGGTGATCGCGGCGCTCAGCGCGCACGGCCTGATCGCTTCCTGA